GCTCGACAAGGACGACCTTGAGGAGTACTCCGAAAAGGTCAAGAAGCGCCTTGGGCAGATGAAGAAGGTCTGGCACGACGAGCGTCGTGCTAAAGAGGCCGTTTCCCGTGAAAAGGACGAGGCGCTTAAGTTCGCTCAGGCCCAGATGGAAGAGAACCGTCGCCTGAAGCAGCGTCTTGGGACGGGCGAAAAAGCCTACATCCAAGAGGTTACCAAGGCCGCTACCAACGAGCTGAACACTGCCAAGGACCGCCTGAAACAGGCATATGACTCCGGGGACTCTGAAAAAATCACCGATGCGCAGGAAGCCCTGACCGATGCCAAGCTCCGCCTTAAGGAGTACGAACGCTTCCAGCCCTCTTTACAAGACGAGCCAGAAAGAGTACAACCCACACAACAGGTTACGACGCCGCCGCAACCCGCTGACCAGAAAGCAGAAAACTGGAAGGCAAGGAACACGTGGTTTGGCGATGACGAGGAGATGACCGCCCTCGCACTCGGCCTGCATGAGAAGTTGGTCCGGTCTGGTGTTGATCCGCGTAGTGACGATTACTATCGGCGAATTGACGAGACCATGAGGAAGCGTTTTCCTGAGTCCTTCAACGAAGGCGAGGCAGACGAGGCTCCTCAAACGAGGGAAGCTGAAAAGCCATCTCGCACAAAGCCAGCCAATGTAGTGGCTCCAGTAACGCGGGGAACCGCGCCGCGTCAGGTCCGCCTGACACCGACTCAAGTTGCGCTTGCCAAGAAGCTTGGCATCAGCAATGAACAGTACGCACGTGAAATCATGAAATTGGAGAATAACAATGGCTGAGAACAGACTTACTCGTGAACTCGAAACCCGAGAATCCGCACAGCGCAAGACCTCTTGGACCCCGCCGCAGGTGCTTCCTTCACCCAAGGAGCAGCCGGGTTGGGTATTCAGGTGGATCCGGACCAGTTTGATGGGCACATCAGACCCAACGAATACGTCCTCCAAGTTCCGTGAAGGTTGGGAGCCTTGCAAGGCCGAAGACCACCCGGAGCTGATGTTACAGGCTGATCCGAACTCCCGCTTCAAGGGAAATGTCGAGATCGGCGGGCTGTTGTTGTGCAAGGCCCCTGAAGAGATGATGAAGCAGCGAGATAATTTCTATCTCAAGCAGGCTGCAGCTCAGATGGACGCCGTTGACAACAACTTTATGCGCCAGAACGACGCCCGTATGCCGCTCTTCAATGAGAAGCGTACGACCACTTCGTTCGGGCGTGGCGGTAAATAAATTCATCTTTTAGGAGTATCAAATGGCTTACCCCACTGTTGATGCCCCTTACGGACTTAAGCCGGTCAACTTGGTTGGCGGCCTTCCGTTTGCGGGTGCTACTCGACAGATCGCGATTGGGAACAACTACGGCACTGCCATGTATAACGGCGATGTCGTGCAGTTGAACTCGTCGGGAAATGTCATCATCACGACCCTTCAGAATCAGGCCACCAACTCGGTTGCCGGTGTGATCGGCGTGTTCCTCGGCTGTTCCTACACGAACCCGGCCACGAAGCAGAAGCTCTTCTCGCAGTACTACCCCGGTAGTGTTGCGGCTGACGACATCACGGCGTATGTCTCGGATGATCCGAACGCGCTGTACCGTGTCGTCAACGTGACCAGCAACGTGGCGGATAGTTCGACGGGCGGTCTTCTCCCGGCGTTCATCAGCCGTGCCAACTCGTTTGGCACCAATGCGGAGCTCGTTCTCAACACGGGTTCCTCGACGACTGGCAACAGCCGTATGGGCGTCTTTATCAACAACGTTGCGACTTCGCTGCCGCTTCGCGTGATTGATATCGTCCCCGATTCGGTTAACACCAGCGGCAACTTTGTTGAGTTCATCGTGAAGTTCAACGCGACTTACCACGCGTACAACAACACGGTCGGCACCTAATAGGGAGTTCTAAGAAATGGCTATTTCACGCGCACAACTTCTTAAGGAGCTGCTGCCCGGCCTGAACGCCCTGTTCGGTCTGGAGTACAAGCAGTATGGTGAGGAGCACAAGGAGATCTACGAGACTGAGACCTCCGAGCGTTCCTTTGAAGAAGAGACGAAGCTGAGCGGGTTCTCCGCTGCCCCGGTCAAGCCCGAGGGTCAGGCCATTGCGTACGATAATGCGCAGGAAGCTTGGACGGCTCGTTACAACCACGAGACGATTGCTCTCGGCTTCTCCATCACGGAAGAGGCTGTTGAGGACAATCTGTACGACTCGCTCAGCAAGCGCTACACCAAGGGCCTTGCCCGCGCTATGGCGTACACGAAGCAGGTCAAGGCTGCTTCGGTCCTGAACAACGCTTTTGCTGCCGGTGTGACCGGTGGTGACGGCGTGTCGCTCTGCAATGCGAACCATCCGCTCGTTTCGGGCGGCGTCAACAGCAACCGTCTGACCGCTTCGGACCTCAACGAGACTTCGCTTGAGGCTGCAGTGATCCAGATCGCTGGTTGGACTGACGAACGTGGTCTGCTCATTGCGGCGAAGCCGCGTAAGCTCATCGTGCCCCCGTCCTTGATGTTCGTCGCCAAGCGTCTTCTTGACACGGAGCTCCGTGTTTCGACCGCTGATAACGACATCAACGCCCTCAAGGCGATGGGCTCGATCCCGGAAGGCTATACGGTCAACCACTACTTGACCGACACGAACGGCTGGTTCCTCCGAACCGATGTTCCGAATGGCCTGAAGCACTTCGTCCGTTCGCCGCTGGCGAATTCCATGGATGGTGATTTTGACACGGGGAACGTCCGTTACAAGAGCCGCGAGCGTTACAGCTTCGGCTGGAGTGACCCGCTCGGCATCTTCGGTTCGCCGGGTTCGTCCTGATAAATCAGTAACTTACGCTGATTGGGAGGGGGGCTTCGGCCCCCCTTCTTTTTGTCTTGACCTTTTGAAACTCTCTATGTAGGCTTACCTGTAACTAAGTTACGGAGCCGCAGATGGACACTTCAACGCTGCCTAAATCTCGTGCCGAAGCCAAGGCTATGGGGGCTAAGCATTACTTCACTGGAGAGCCGTGTAAGCACGGCCATGTCGCCCCCCGCAAGGCGAAGGGAGCCTGCACTGAATGCTTAAGGGTTGACTGGGGGAAAAGGAACGCAACTCGTACTGAGTACTTTCGGCAGTACAACCAAAGAGACTCTGTTAGAGGCCGCAAGAACGATTGGTATGTTGCCAACCGAGACAAGGTAATTCAGGCTGCTGCTACACGCCCTGCGGCAGTTGTGCGGGAGTATAGGAATGCTTGGAAGCGTAATAACGTCTTGCAGGTCCGTGCCGACACCAAAGCCCGGCGGCGCAGACACCGCATAGCGACCCCCAAGTGGCTTACCCGCAGGCAAAAGAGCGAGATTCGGCAGCTTTACCAGATCGCCATGACGATGACCAAGACCACCGGGGAGCAGTACGTTGTGGATCACATCGTCCCCCTACGCTCTGAATTTGTATGTGGGCTTCACGTCCCTTGGAACCTGCGGGTCATCACCCGCGAGGAAAACCTCGCCAAGTCAAATCAGCTTGTTGACACCCTTTCTGATTGAGCGTATACAGAACCTTCGGGAAAAATTCGCTTATCAGACAGCCCCGACTGACGACATGCAGACTGATAAGCACCGTTATTACTCGCATGTGAGGAGATATATACATGGCTAATACCACGTTCTCAGGGCCGGTCCGTTCACAGAACGGCTTCCAGTCCATCAGCATCAACAGCACCTCGGGTGCCGTGACCGTCAACTCGTCCTTCGGGACTGATGTGATCCTTGGCACCCAGTCGCTCTCGGGCGCTGGCGCGGTTGACATCACCAACGCGTTCACCTCGCTCACCACGTCCGGTGTGTCGCAGGCCCTGACGCTTGCCAACGGCGCGGTTGGCGAACTCAAGTACATCGTCCACACGGTTGACGGCGGTTCGGCGGTGCTCACCCCGACCACGAAGATCGGCTTCAGCACGGTTACGTTTGCTGCGGTTGGCGACAGCGTGACCCTGATCTACACCTCGGCTGGCTGGGCGATCCTCGCGTCGTACAACGTTACCATCGCCTAATAGGAGCCTCACATGGCTATGCAAACTGATGTATTAGCCAGTGGAGTGCGGACGACGGATGGGCAGTTGCAGGATCAAGCCGGGAATGATCTCGGTCGGACCCGCGTAAAAGCCATCTACATCATCCCCGCCGCTGGTGCAGGCAGTGTGGTTTTCAAGGACGGTGGGGCCTCTGGCTCGACCCGAATGACTGTCAACACGCTTGCTTCATCCACGGCTCCGGACTACATACTGCTACCGGGTGAAGGACTGTTGTTCTTGACCGACGTATATGTGGATGTCACGACTGTTGCTTCGGTGATGGTGTTCTATGGCTAAGTCTCCTGCGTGGCAGCGCAAGGAAGGGAAGAACCCGGCTGGCGGCTTGAATGCCAAAGGCCGGGCTTCCTACAACAAGGCCAATCCGGGTAAGCCGGGCCTGAAGCGTCCTCAGCCTGAAGGCGGCGCTCGTAAGAAATCGTTCTGTGCTCGCATGTCGGGCATGAAGAAAAAGCTTACGAGTGCCAAGACAGCGAATGATCCGAACAGCCGGATCAACAAGTCGCTCAGGGCGTGGAACTGCTGAGATGGACATCCTGATCTGGAACATAGCCCTGACTGCCGTACTTGCTTTTATCGGGTACGTGATGAAAGAGAAGTCTGACGAGATCCATCGTATTGGGATCTTGCTCAACAAGACCCGTGAAGAAGTTGCACGGGATCACATAACGCGGGTTGAAGTTCGGGCTGACTCGCAGATGCTCTTGGACCGGCTTGACCGTCTTGAGCAGAAGATTGATCGACTGGTGGAACAGCACCGTGCCCAGTAAGTCAAAGGCGCAGCGTAATCTGATGGCTGCTGCCGCCCATAACCCAGCCTTTGCTAAGAAAGTCGGGGTCCCGACCAAAGTGGCGAAGGAATTCAACAAGGCCGACAAAGGCCGTAAATTTAGGAGTAAGTCGAAATGAAGATGAAAATGAAAGGTATGGCTGACAAGGCCGGTCGCGCTATGAAGCGTCGTACGCCGGACACGATGGGCCGTGCGATGGTCAAGGGCTACAAGGAAGGCGGCGCGGTCTACCGCAAGGGTGCCGATGGCATCACTGCTAAGGGTAAGACCAAGGGCAAGATGGTCAAGATGGCCTACGGCGGTAAGTGCTGATGGCGAGTGCGAAAAGAACTTCCAACGAGGCAACGCCTCCGCCGGATAGCGCAGATCGCCGGGAGTTCTTGAAGGAGCAGGAAAGGATGCGTCGTGAGCAAGAGGCGGCTGCTGCTGAACGTCGTCGCAGGGCTGCGGCGCGTGAGGCTTCTTCGTCCGATGCGAAGCTAGAGCAGGCCACGAAGGATCAGACTCAGGCAGCGAAAGATCGGCAGATGAGAGAAGCTGCTGAACGTGCAAAGCGTATGCCCATGTTTCGTAAAGGCGGTATGCCTGATTTGACCGGCGACGGTAAAGTGACCCGCGCTGACGTTCTTAAGGGGCGTGGCGTGTTTAAGCGCGGCGGTTCGGTCAAGAAGTACGCTTCCGGCGGCTCCGTCTCGTCTGCGTCCAAGCGTGCTGATGGCTGCGCGACCAAGGGCAAGACTCGCGGGAAGTTCGTCTGATGATGCCGTCGCGTGGTATGGGTGTTATGGCTCCTAGCAAGATCCCTCGTGCCAAGCGACGTGGGGACAACAAGCCCGTGATCGGGACTGACGAGCCGATTCGCCATGCCAAGGGTGGCAAGGTGAAAAGCAAGGTCAACGAGGCCGGGAACTACACCAAGCCCGGCATGCGTGAGAGCCTGTTCAAGTCGATCAAGTCTCGGGCTGTGCAGGGTACGAAGGCAGGTCAGTGGAGCGCCCGCAAGGCGCAGTTGCTTGCCAAGAGCTATAAGGCCAAGGGTGGCGGGTACAGGGACTAATATGAAAGCCCCACAGCAGTCGCTTAAGGCGTGGACTCAGCAGAAATGGAGAACCAAAAGTGGTAAACGATCTTCTGACACGGGTGAGAGATACCTACCAGAGGCTGCGATCAAGGCTCTCAGCCCTGCTGAGTACGCCCGAACTTCTGCCGCCAAGCGAAAAGGCAAAGCCCAAGGCAAGCAGTTCGTCCGGCAACCCAAAGGCGTTGCTGCTAAAACGCGCAGCTTCCGCCAAGCGGGTAAAGGGTAAGAAGTAATGGCCGACAAGACTACAGCCACAACCGACTTCAATCTCGACCTCAACACCATCGTGGAAGAGGCTTTCGAGCGTTGTGGTGCGGAACTTCGTAGCGGTTACGACCTGCGTACGGCTAAGCGTAGTCTGTCCCTGTTGCTCATGGACTGGTCCAACCGGGGCATCAATCTGTGGACGCTTGAGCAGGGCACGCATGCCTTGACCTACAACGTCGGGACCTATGACCTCCCTGCCGACACGGTGGACTTGCTTGACCATGTGATCCGGACGGGTACCGGCACGAACCAGATCGACATTAACATCAGCCGGATTTCGTCCAGCACCTACGTTGCCATCCCGAACAAGAACGCGACGGGGCGTCCGATCCAGATCTGGATCAATCGTCGTACGGGTGCAACGGATTCGGCTGGCGCGGTGGTCTATCCGCAGTTCACGGTGTGGCCGAAGCCCGACAACAGCACCCCGTACACCATTTACTACACCCGGCTGCGCCGTATGTTCGACGTGGGTAATGGCTCTAACGGGCAGGACATCCCGTTCCGCTTCCTGCCCTGCATGGTCGCGGGCTTGGCCTACATGCTCTCGATGAAGATTCCCGGCTCTGAAGCTAGGATGGCATCGCTCAAGGCTCAGTACGATGAAGCTTGGGATCTGGCTGCGGGCGAGGATCGGGAGAAGGCTGCGGTGCGGTTCGTGCCGAGACAGAGCTTCCTTGGGGGCTACTGATGCCTAATCGGTTTGCAAGTGGCAAAAATGCTATCTCGCAGTGTGACCGCTGCGGGTGGCGCTTTAAGCTGAAGGAGCTTAGGCCGCTTGTCATCAAGACCAAGAACGTTAATATCCTTGTTTGCGGGTCGTGTTGGGAGCCTGATCAGCCGCAGTTGTCGCTTGGTCTGTACCCGGTGGACGATCCGCAGGCGATACGGAACCCCCGCCCGGACACGACTTATTTTGCACCCGGCAATGACGGCGCGGGTGGTAGTAGAATGATCCAGTGGGGCTGGAACCCGGTTGGTGGGGCTAGCGCAGATGATGCAGGGCTGACCCCGAATTATCTCGTATCCAAGGGATACGTAGGCGATGTAACGGTCGTAACGACCTAGGAGTATTGAGATGAAGCACAGTGACATTAAGATGGACAAGGCCATGACGAAGAAGGCCGTCCACAAGCATGAGAAGGCGATGCACCCCGGCAAGCCGCTGACCAAACTCCGTGCTGGTGGCAAGACCAACAGCGAGATGAAGAAGTACGGTCGTGGCATGGCTAAGGTCATGAATCAGCGCAGCCCGATGCGCGGTTCGTCTGGCCCGAGGTAATCATCATGGGCAAGCCTGATTTCAAGTTCTTCGATTGGGACATGAATCCCATCGGCAAGTACAAGCAGCCTGAGCCGAACAACGCTCCTACGGGCGAGAACGGCTATCCTGAGAAGGATGTCAACGTGGGCGTGACCCACATGGACATGCAGGGCTACGGCGCTGCCACCAAGGGCCGTAAGTTCATCGAGCGGGTCAAACTCGACAAGGGCGGCTTGGCTGGCGTGCTGACGCGTCAGGGCAAAGAGAAGTAATACTTCTAGACCATGAACTACGCAACGCTCACTACACTGGTACAGCAGTACTGCGAATCGACTGAAACGTCGTTCGTAGCGAACATCCCTACCTTTGTGGGACTTGCGGAAGAGCGGATCTATAACTCGGTCCAGATCCCGGCGATCCGTCGCAACCAGATTGGTACTCTGTCCATTAACAACAAGTACCTGACGCTACCGAGCGACTGGCTTGCGACGTTCTCTTTGACGGTGATCGACCCGACGACGAACGCTCAGGAGTTCCTGCTCGATAAGGACGTGAACTTCATCCGGCAGTCTTTTCCGGACCCGGATGACACGGGCATCCCGAAGTATTACGCGATCTTCGACGACAATACCTTGATCTTGGGGCCGACCCCGAATGCCGCGTATCAGGTAGAGATGCACTACTATTACTACCCGCAGAGCATCGTGACGGCGGGTACGTCGTGGCTTGGGGACAACTTCGAGAACATCTTGCTCTACGGCACGCTGCGCGAAGCCTACACCTACTTGAAGGGTGAGGCCGACATGATGCAGTACTACGAGCAGAAGTATCAGGAAGCCGTTGGTCAGTTGACCCGCCTTGGCGATGGCCTCAACCGGCGTGATGCGTACCGCTCTGGTCAGGCTAGGGTTCCGGTGAGCACGTGATCTTTCAGACCCAAACGCTGAGCTTCAAGGCTGAACTTCCGCAGGCGGTGCATAACCTGCTGACGGATACGATCAAGCTTGCGCTCTACAC